TCTTTATACTGATCAACTCTATTTGTAATCAAGTACAGTTTACCTGAAGAATTTTTTTCGTAACTATTAAGAAACGGTAATAAATCTTCTTTTTTGTAATCTAAAGCTAAAGCAATTCCTATATTCATAATGTAAAATGATTTTTTTCTATTTTTGACTCTTCATCGAACGGTACGTACCATTTTATATTATTTCCGGTAGGTCGTTTTAGCAATACATTTTGTACATACGAAAACCATCTCTGTGGTAGCTGATCTTTATCCTCAATAAAATTTTTTTCATTATATTTGTTTCCAGAGTCTTCTTCCATTGAAGTACTCTTATGATCTAAATGAAAGATAACAGCAGGGGGTTTGTTGAGGGTTAAACTTTTACCGTATAAATGACACTTAGCATAAAAATATGTATCCCAATAAGCTCTGCTTAAGAGCATTAATTTAAATTTATTTTTGTTTTTCTTCCACCAAATATTTTTTATAGCAAAACCGTCAAATCCGTGAACGCTTAGAGATTCAGGAATACAATTAGTATCATTTATAGAATCTAATTTTGTAAAATGTAGTTTACTAGCAGGAAAACAATCGTAGTCTGGATTATTTATTATAGCTTTAATAAAACGATCAGATATTAAATTATCATTATTAATGAATATAAAATAATCAGATTTTATATTTGATAAATTATCAAATATTTCGTTAACAAAAGGTATTTTTTTATCTGTTATATCTGTAGGTAATAATTGCAAACAATGTAAGTTAGTAAATTCTGCTAATTTATAATCTTCGTCTGTAAATGTTATGTTTATAAGATCTAGCTGTTCAGGGTATTTTTGTTTTAATAACCGTAAAGATTCTATACACATTTTTTCTCTGTGATTAAGATCATCTTCCTTTTTAAAAGTGTTAATACCTATAGCTATTTTCATTTTCCGTAATTTTTACCTCTCATAATGAGACGTTGAAGAGCTTTATCCTTAGAGATATCAGGTATTTCTCCTACAAAAGTTCCGTGTTTAGCTACAAACAATTTCCATTGCTCTTCAATTCGTTGAGCTCTAGATCCGTCTGGTCTTTCACTTTGTAAGCGACTAACAGCTACAGGGTTATTACAAATTAAATCATCTGATCCAGTAACATCAGCAAACCACCAGAAAGGTGCTGCATGACCTTGTTGTGATTCCCGATAAGCCATATCAATATCAAACGGATCTCTAAATTGTGTATCATACAATCCAGTATCCTCAAAGGCAGTATAATGATGGTATGTAAATTCATTACACATATTCTTATAAAACGAAATACTTACTTCTGGTGTATATTCAACTGTCAGACGAGGTGTTCTATTTCCTGGTTCTCCTGATTCCCAGGAGGTACTGACATATGAAAAATACTTTAAGCCTGATGCTTTTGAAGCATTAATATATTTTGTAAAAATATCTTTGCTCTTAATGAGCATATCGTCTTCGATAAGAAAGATATGCTCACAACCTCTATTCATTAAAAAATTAACTGCATCGTTTCTACAAACAGCAGGATAATAATTAATATTGTGCTGTATCCATCCACACTCGTACGTTCCTTCGTATTTGTTTCCACCGTTAACAACGACAAGTTCATCAAAACGTGCACAAGAGCTTTGCAAACTATTCCATAAATCTTTAAAATAGTTTTCTGAGTTGTAAGTTACAATACCTACGCCAATTTTATTTTTTTCCATATTTCTTTTTAATTTGTTTTACGATATCAATTGTTTGTTCTTTTGTCCAAAATACATCAGTTGGACCCGTAACATTAATTTTAGACTTTTCTGCAAATCTTGTGACTGCTTTTTGAAAATTATCTAACCATTTACTATCACGTCTAATTTCACTACCTGAATGATTTCTATCTAACTCTTCGATATATTTGTTACTATCGGTAATATCAGCAAACCATCTAAAGGGTGTTGTCATACCTGCTTGAGCTATAAAGAAAGTATGATCAACGTGTTCCATAGCGTTATAGTACACCTCATCCATTAATCCTACTCTCTCTAAGCACTCTTTAGTATAGAAACTAAAAGCGCCGTAAACATTAGGATAAAAACTAACGGCTATATCTTTACTATATTCTACTTTTAATCTTTCAGCAGGAGATCCGTTAGGAAGATAGTTATCACTACCATGAAAAGCAAAATTAAAATGCTGAATACCTGATATCTTAGATGCTTCTATATACCTATTAAAAACATTTTTATCTTTAATAATAATATCATCTTCTAGAAGAAAGATATAATCACATTTCTTTTCAAGTAAATGTTTAAGAGCTAAATTTTTTGATTTACCTACTCCTAAATTTACTTTATTATCTATCCACTCTCCCTGACTTAAATCAAAATCAGTAATTGGTTTACCGTCATTAACTACAACAAGTTCATCAATTACACTTTCACACTGTACAAGTGATACGAGTAGGCGACGAAGATACTCTGGTCTGTTACAAGTTATAATACCTATGCCAATTTTATTGCTCATTTGTTACTAGTGATAGTTTATAGAGATCTAAGCATTTATCCAAGATATCTTTTTTGTTTACTTGCGTATCTAATAGATCAACAAACTCTTGAAGAGCTGTTTCTATATCAATACTAAAATTATCGACGTCTGTAGCTGATAGTTGAACGTTTTCAAAAATATTGTAATTCGTTCTAACATGAAGAGGTTTAAACTGATTAAACTTTGTTAAGAGTAGATCAACGGCTTGAGTGTTAACATTTTTATCAATACTAAAATCAACAAAGTTATTAGACAAAATAGGAGATAACTCTTCAAGTTTAACTCTACCTTCAGTTAGATCTGAGATATTAATCTTAACGTGCTTTGGTGTTACGTTATTTTCAATAAGTTCAACTTCAAAAGTATCTGTATCTAAAATTGATACACCTTTAGCATGATCTCTATCACCAAAATCTAGTTCATACGGTGATCCTAGATAAAGAATACTACCTCCTTCTGGGTATGTTCTATGTTCTCTATAATGAAAGTGACCGGAAATAACAAACTTACTCTTATCAAGTAATTGAATAGTTTTCATTCCGTGATCACAGATCTTATGCTGATTCATTCTGAAGTGAGTAATTTCAAAATGACCAACAATAATATCACTCTTTGGGATTTTATCTATTGTAACACCCCATGGACAAAACGTCCAAGTCTTACCGTCAATGATACATGTTCTTAGTTCTTGAAATACAGTTATATTTTTATAACCATTAAGAATTGAAATAGAGTTAACATCTGACTTATCTTTATAATAGCAGTCATGATTACCGGTTATTGCAACAATATTATAATTTTTTAAGATATCAAAAAATTTGTGAGCAGCATGAATTGTATTAACACCGATTTCATGTCTGTTATGAAATATGTCTCCTGCTATAACGATATCTTTAATATTTCTATCCTTTAAAGAATTATCTAACCAGTGAGCAAACTTTATAGCAATATTATGCCATGTAGCGGAGTCTTGATGAACACCTAAATGGATATCGCTGATAAAAGCTACTTTTTTACTATTAAAATTAATCATCGTCGACAACTGCTAGTTTTTCATCGTAATAAGAACTATTACTATCATCCTCTAAATGTGAATTTTTCTGATACGGAATTTGACCTGACTCTTCTAGAAGACTATATACTTCATTTTGATATCGGTGAATAGTATCGTGCTCTTTCTTTTCTTTTTTAATTCTATTTTGAAAAGCTCTATATGCTACTTTTGTAAAATAAGAAAAAGGATTATATCCGCTATCACACTTAAATCTTTTTCTTGTTAAAGCTGTAATCATTTTAATTACAGCATCACCGATCATTTCTGTTTTATATGAATAGTTAATAAAATTTTGTGCGTATCCTAAACGAGTGCCGATTTTCTGAATCATATCAGCTAACTCATCATTTAGTACACCTGTTTCATAATACTTTTTAATACATACTTCCATGTAAATAGGATCTACGTAGTTAGGCTTTAATTCTTCTTTAGTTCGTCGAACTCTTTTAGTAGATCTAGGCTTGGGTAAAGCTTCGTCCATTACAGATGAAAGATCATCCATAAAAAAATCATCGTTTTTTATTTTTTTATTAGCCATAAAGTAATATTAATAATAGTATACATAAAATATAAATCAACTTTGATTAATTTCAGTAATACTATACGGTATCTGTTCTTCGTTATATAATTCTATACGTTCAGCTAAATGAGCGTTACCATAACGTAAGTTATCTCCTATATCAAAAATAGTAGCACGTTTCTTACTAGCATGTTTTCGTAAGCTTCTACCAATAGACTGAATAATTTTTATTTTAGCTTTACCAATAGATGCAAAAACAATATTGTGAAGGTTTTTGATATTAATACCTGTACTAAAAATTTTAGATATAGCTACACATATAACATCATTTTCTTCTTCCATTAATCTACGAATATTTTCTCTTTCTTCTATTTCTATATCTCCGTGTACAAAATATACTTTCTTTTTTGTATTTTTTGTAAGTGTTGATAAAAGTATCTCTCCGTGAATGATTCTGTCAACCATAATGAGTGTATTTTTATCTACACCATTTACAATTTTTGTTATTAAGTTATTTCTAAATTCGCTGTTCTGTAAAAATTGTATTTCCTCTTCGTACCCTGCAGTTGGATTTGTAGCACTCGGCTTAGTAAACGTAGGTAAATCCCAATAATTAACTTTTAATATAGCTACATGAACTTGAGATATATAATTCTGATCTCTAAGATCAATTGATTGTTTTTTGTAAATAACTTTACCTAACTTACCTAAAATATTCCATTCATCAATTTTAGTATCAGGCATTGTACCTGTAAGACCAAAGCGATATTTTGCCGTTATTTGATCAACAATCTTATTAACTTTATTACCCTGTTTAAGTTTATGAACTTCGTCAATGATTAGTAATTTAATATCTTTGAGTAAAGATAAATCTTGTTTTTCTGATTGAAGAATTTGAATATTAGCAATTACAATAGACGCGTTAAGATCTGGCTCGTAACTACCTGTCCATTTAGTTACTTCGTTCTCCGGTATTCCGTATTCAATAAAATCAGAATAGGACTGTGTGACTAGTTGAATGTCAGGAACTAAAATTAATGTTTTTAAATTATTTTGCTGTTGTTGAATAGATCTAACAAGAGTAGCCATTACAAATGTTTTACCAGCTGACGTAGGCAAGATTATTACTCCACTTTTATACCTTAAAGCAGCTTTGATAGTTTCATATTGATAATCTCTCAAAGACATTCCTAACGTAACTATATCTTTGTCCTCATCCCATAAATGAGGAGACTCCATAAACTCTTTAAACTTATCTGTTACTTCTACTTTAAGAAGTATTTCTAAAGAATGTAAATACTCTAAAATAGTATAAACAAGTCTAGGTTCAAATCGCCCTTGAGGTGTAATTGCATACTGTCTAGCAGGAGGTCGATATCCTACTGTAAACCTTCTTTTAAAATTTTGATTTTTATCTTCTACAGAAAAATGCTCACGAATATTAGAAAGATAATCTGTTATAAGAATACCTTTCTTTCTCCCTGAATCATAATCTATAGTGACATTAATCATTATGTTGTTTCAAGTTTTACAATTTCAATTAAGTTCTTGATATCATAACTTATACTTCTAAAGTTTGATTCAATTTTAGATAGATATTCGACTAACATTTCATTCTCAGCAATCATATCATCTATCTTTTGAACAGTAGGATGATTATCAGCTGCCATCTCTCTAGTTCGAATACTAGCGCCTACAGGTAGTTCGGCTTGAATGCGATCAGCTAATTTTTCTACAGCTTGTTTACGAAGCTTTTTAAGTTTATGAATCTCCTGTTTATGAAACATTAAACGTCCTACCCAGTAATGACGAGCACCGGGCAAGTCCATCTGAATCTGCTTCATGTTGAACTCGTCCACGGCTACGTATTTCTTAATTTCTTCGTTATACCTTTCGAAAAGGGATTCTTTAATTTCTTCAGGGCTTACTGACATAAGCCCATTTTAACAGATTATTGCAATAAAGCAACTTAAATAATATTGTGATTAACTTAGAGCATATAGTTGAAGAAGTTTTATTTGAAAACGCCAACGTCGCAGGACCTGGAGGAGCTTTAGGAGCAGGAGTTGCTTCTACTGAGACAGCTTTCTCAGGCGATAATTATGCTCGAGGAGATGCTAGGGTTCCTAAAATTCTAGGAGGGGTAACTAGAAGAAGTTTTTCTAGAGATTCAATTTATGCTGGAGGAGTTAGTAAGAGACGTAAGCACAAACGTAAACACAAACGCAAACATAGAAGAAGGCGTTAATGGATACTGGTCATTGGATTTTAAACGAAGGAGTAGAAATTTCGGAGGAAATTTTCGGCTTCATTTATTTGATAACAAACCTTACAAACGGAAAAAAATATATTGGCAAGAAGCAATGTATATCAAAGTTTAAGCGTAAACCTTTAAAAGGTAAGAAGAACAAACGAATAGAATATAGAGAATCTGATTGGAAAAGTTATACAAGTTCCTCAGTTGATTTAAATAATGATATCGTTAAAATTGGAAAAGAGAATTTCAGATTTGAGATTCTAAGAACCTGCGGTTCTAAGTGGGAACTGGCATACGAAGAAGCCAAAGAACAGATAGGTAGAGAAGTTTTACTAAGAGATGATTATTATAACGGTATTTTAAATCTTCGTATAGGGAGACCTCCAAAAAGTATATTAAATAAATAATATGTTAGGTGAAGCTAAAAAAACATTAATTTCAAGCAAAGTAAATCGATGTATTTATTGCGGATCTACTAGCTACGGTAAAGGATGTAAGTTTGGTCCTCAAGGAATTCATTTTCATCCTGAAGATCCTAAAAGATGTTCTTATTGCGGATCTACTAGCTATGGAAAGGGTTGCAAATTCAATCCTTTTAACGATATTCATATGCATGGTGTTGAATTTAACGCTATGTTTAAAGAAACATTACAAAAATCTATGCATAATCAATTTTTATTAAACGAGTTAAACAGAAGAATAGAAGATTTTGTTGCATATAAGCTTGGAATCATAGATAATAACGGTAA